AGACATAGTAAATATAGAAAGAGAACTCTGGATCGAACCGAGTATAAACGACTTAGATAAATTTAAAGAAGACTTCATAAAGAAGGATAACGCAAAACAACCTTTGTCATTTGACATTGAAACAGCAGGCGGGCGAATAACTTGTATTGGGTTTGCCCCCTCTCCGACTCATGCCATTGTAGTTCCATTCACGTACGGATACTGGAAGAATGATGATGAAACTAAAGCATGGGACTGGGTTCGAGATTTACTAGAAGATAAACAGATTGTAAAGGTGGCACAGAATCAATCATATGATGTGTCATGGTTAAAGTATAAACAAAACATAGATGTAAAGGGTATTGTACATGATACGATGCATGCTCAACATTCTTTACAACCAGAAATGGAAAAAGGTTTAGGCTTCTTAGGCTCCATATACACTAACGAGGGTGCATGGAAAACTCTAGCCAAGTTTTCTGATAGCACGAAAGCCGATGAATAGTGAAGCGACCAAATTACTTTTCTGCCAAAGACGTTGATGAACGTTGGGCGGATCAAGTCAACACCGTCCGACTCTGGCGTGCCGTTATTGATCAAGTCTTACAAGATTTAATTTACGAAGGCAAAGGAAAAGACGACAAGCGATCACATTTAACTGCATGGGAGTGGTTGAATGACACAACAAAAGGTAATGACTTTGCGTTTGTCTGTGAGTTAGCAGACTTAGATGAAGCAAGAACACGTAAAGAAATTTACAAACTAATGGAGAAATTTTATGGTAATAAATATAGAAGAAAACTTAAGACAAGCCTTGAAAATCTTAAAAGGGCCAAGAGAAAAAGAGTACGGAAATAAAAAAGATAATCATGAAAACATCGCAGGTTTATGGTCAGCATATTTAGATACTAAAGTTTCAGCACACGATGTTTCCATCTTAATGTTACTATTAAAGGTAGCAAGATTAAAGTCTGGTCAACCTTCCAAAGATACATACGTGGACATGGTAGGGTATTCAGCAATAGCGGGGGAACTGAGTGATAAAAGTAAGCAATAATAATTTAGATTTAAAACCATACAATGATGAGCAGATCAACTGGATATACTGTGCATTAGATTGTACGCTGACACAAGAGATCTGGTCTAAGATATCAGAGGAACTAGATGAGACAACAAAAGGTACGTATGAGTTTGAATTAAAAAGTCTTAAGCCCGCAATGGCTATGACGTTACGCGGTTTAAAAGTAGATGAAGATAAAGTCAAGGCAATAAAAAAACCTCTTAAAGAAAAGAGATTACGTCTTGAAAGAATGTTGCATTTGTTTTCACAAGCGGTATCTGGTAAAGATTTAAATCACAATAGCCCAGTACAATTAAAGAAACTTTTATACGAAGATTTAAATTTACCACCAGTTGTTTCGTATGCTAAAGGTAAACAAAAGATATCAACAAACAGAGATGCTTTAGAATCTTTATCGGATTCCTATCCAAGAGCAAGACCGTTTTGCAGAACAATACTTGCACTGCGTGACATCGATAAAAACTTAGGAGTGCTTGCGTCAAAGCGTGACCCTGATGGTAGAATAAGATGTTCTTATAATGTAGCAGGTACAGAGACAGGCAGGTGGTCATCAAGAGAATCACCATGGCGTACTGGTACAAACTTACAGAACATAACAAAAGATTTACGTGAAGTCTTTATACCAGATACAGGTAAGCAAATGTTTTATGCCGACTTAGAACAAGCGGAGTCGCGTGCCGTTGCATACTTGGCTGCGGATGAAAATTATATCAGCGTGTGTGAAAGTACTGACTTGCATACTGAAGTTGTTAAAATGGTATGGCCTAACATGGGTTGGACAAACGACCCAAAACAAGATAGAGCTATAGCAGATCGTAATTATTATCTACATCACAGTTACCGTGACATATGTAAACGAGCAGGACATGGAACAAACTATGGTGTGTCACCACACTCACTAGCAAGACAGATAAAGATCAAAGTGTCACAGGCTACACGATTTCAGTTGCTTTATTTTGGTGGTGTGATATCATCAGTTAGTTTAGAAAGATGGCACAAACAAGATCCAATAGGGGGCTATCAAGAATTGTTAGATATAGGAGAAAAGATTGGCAAAGATACGCTTAAGATTAGGGGGGCATTCCCGGGCATACGTGTGTGGCATAACACAATACAAAAAGAACTAATTGAGAAGGGTAGCTTGACAACACCTATGGGTAGGCGTAGACATTTTTGGGATAGACTAAAAGATGCGTCGACCTTGCGTGCGGCGATTGCATTTGTACCGCAGTCAACAATAGGTGACTTGCTAAACTTAGGTTTGTGTCGAGTGTATGATGAACTACAAGAAGCAGGTGTAGATATATTAGGTCAAGTACACGATGCAATACTGGGGCAATGTGATAAGGACAAAGTAAATGATCTTATGCCACAGGTTCTCGAGAGAATGCACAATCCATTGATGGTCAATGGACGCAAAATGTTAATACCTTCTTCCGTAGAGGTGGGAGATAATTGGAAGGATTTAAAAACATGGACGATATAAATAAATTATATGTAGAGAATGGAAAGATAATAGTAGAAGAACCAAATAAAGGCACAACCAAATGCGATGGAGCAGAGATTGAGGGGCCTTCCGTCTTAAAGCAAGACGATGATAAAAATATATGGATAGAAACAAAAGCTAAAGTGGTAAAAATTGTGAAGATTCTGCCGGAAAATATTTCAATACAGAATGAAAAGTAATGGCAAGAAAATTCAAAGACTTTGTTCAAGCGTCTGTTGACGCCATAAAAGATAGTCCAATACCAAAACCATTTGCTAAGTGGACAGCACTGTCTGCTATAGCCGGTGCTATGGGTAGACGTGTATGGTTTCCAATGGCAAACTATAACATTGGTTCTAATCTTTTTGTTATATTAATCGCACCACCGGGCAGAAATAAATCAGTAAGTTTGATATTACCTTTCTCAAAAGTATTCAGCAGACTTACTACTCCTGTTGGTTCAACACCAGAAGATCATAATTTTAATTCTGGATTAGCGGAATATAATTTAAAAGATTATCCTTTGTATAGTATTCAAGATAGAATCACGCCAGAAAAACTAGCAGTTGATATGACTAAAGTTACACGTATGGATATGCGGTTGGGTAATGTGGAGAATGAGTTTCAATTTTATGATTCATCATTGACTCTTGTGACGTCGGAGTTTGGTACATTCATGGGTCGTAATGAAAGATACTTACAAATGTTTCTTACAGATATGTGGGATGCTAAAGATTCATACAGTCACAAAACAAAAACAGCAGGAGAGTATCTTATTCAAGGCCCTTGTTTAAACTGGGTAGCTTGTGCTACGCCAACACAGTTTGTTGACAACTTACCAGAAGATGCAAAGTCTCAAGGTTTGTTATCAAGAATTATACCTGTGTTTTATGAAGGCGAAAGAATACCACAAGACTTACGACAAAAAGTTATTAGTGAACACACAATAAATGATTTACGAAATGATTTAAGTCTTATCGCGAAGATGCATGGGCCTATGCAGTTTGATAAAGAAGCTTTTGAAATTGCAAACCAAGATATCTATGACAACATACAACCAGAACCAACCGATCCACACCTGTCCGAGTATGGGCAACGACGTGTATCACATTTCTTAAAGGTTGCTATGTCAGTATCAGCGGCGCGTGGTTCTTCACGTTTCATCACAAAGGATGACTGGGAAACAACAAAAGAAATTATGTTTGACATGGAAAAAGATATGCCGAAAGCCTTGGAAGGTTTTGGTATGGCAAAGACAGGGCGTATTGCTCACGACATGAAGGTGTGGCTAGATGCCACACTTGCTGCGAGTGGCAAGAACCATATGCAGTTACGATTCTTTAAGAGAGAACTGTTAAGAAAGATACAAAATCCCGGCGAACTGGATCAAACAATCAAGGCGATGCAGGATTCTGGGTACATAAAGTTAGAAGGTAATTTAATTTTTCCAAAAAAGTAATTGCTTATGGAAACAAAAGATGCTATACTACAAAACTTTGTGTGTAAAATAATTGAGAGGAAATATGAAAGTAGAAATTAATTTAAATAAAGACGGCTTGTTGCCGAAAAATGCTGTGGATATCTTGCGTGACAGATACATGTTACCAGAAGAAATCAGCCCACAAGAATCATTTGCCAGAGCATGCATGGCTTTTGCAGATAACAAGGCGCATGCCGAAAGATTATATAAGTATGTATCTAATCTGTGGTTTATGTTTGCTTCCCCTCTCTTATCTAATGGTGGTACAGACAGAGGTCTTCCCATCTCTTGCTTCTTAAATTATGTACCCGACAGCCGTACTGGATTGTCTGAACACTATACAGAAAACATCTGGTTGTCTAGTATGGGGGGCGGAATAGGGGGTTATTGGGGCCATATTCGCTCACAGGGACAGTCTACAAGCAAAGGTAATAAAACTACAGGGGTAATTCCTTTTATGCACGTAGTGGACTCGCAAATGGTAGCATTTAACCAAGGCTCTACCAGACGTGGATCATATGCCAGCTATATGGATATATCTCACCCCGAAATTATAGAGTTTATGGAAATGAGAAAGCCTAGTGGCGGCGATGTCAACAGAAAGAATCTAAACCTGCACCATGGTGTGGTAATATCAGACAAGTTTATGAAGGCGGTTGAAGGTAATCTAGATTGGGATCTTGTAGATCCAAACAGCAAGGATATAGTAAAGACAGTGAAAGCTAGAACCCTGTGGATAAAGTTGTTGGAAACTAGAGTTTCAACTGGTGAGCCATATATCATGTTTGGAGATACAGTCAACAAACATTTACCCAAAGAATTAAAAGCTAAAGGTTTAAAGGTACATCAATCTAATTTATGTAGCGAGATTACCTTACCAACTGATGAAGATAGAACAGCCGTGTGTTGTTTATCAAGTTTAAATTTAGAATACTTCGATGAGTGGTCAAAGGATGAAATGTTTTTAGAAGATATTGTTAGAATGTTAGACAATACTTTAACATCATTCATCAAATCTGCCCCCTCTACGATGTGGCGTGCTATCAAAAGCGCAGAGTCTGAAAGGTCTATTGGTTTAGGTACAATGGGTTTCCATTCGTACTTACAAAAAAGTGGCATTGCATTACAAAGTCCAATGTCCATGGGGCCAAACCTAAAAATATTTAAACATATTAAAAAGAAATGTGATGAAGCTAATATGTTATTAGGAAAAGAAAGAGGCGAAGCGCCAGACATGAAAGGCACCGGAAAAAGATTTTCTCACATGACTGCAATCGCACCGAATGCAAGTAGTTCGGTTATATGTGGGAACACCTCGCCAAGCATCGAGCCACTACGTGC